CTATTTTGCCGGACAGATCAGTAATTGTCCCGCATGGATGGTGGTGCTATTGATTTCTGAAAGTGTCATGATTTCCTTGTATCTTGTCCCATTACCTAAAAGATTCTGTGCAATCTTCCAAAGGCTGTCACTCTTCTTCACTGTGTAGATCTGTGTAGTTGCTGCTGCATTGTTTGCGCTGGAAGAAGTACCCGGTATCATAAGGACAAGCCCAACATGGATTGTGGTACTTGTCAGGCTGTTTAGGGTCATAAATTCTTTATACCTTGACCCATCACCAAGATACTTTTCAGCAAGTCCCCAAAGGCTGTCACCCTTAACAACTGTGTGTGTCTTATAGCCGTATGTACTGCTATGTGTGGGTGCTGTAGTTGTGGGTTCAGCGGTTACACCATATTCAGGCACACCATATCCGATAATATACTTGTTTGACAGATCATAGTTCCTTTCATGCACCGCATCAGAAGTGTTCCCTTCAATCGTGTGCAGCGTGTTTCCTGATACCCCGGTCACAATGCCTGTATGGGTGCTATCATTCTGATTATACACCCCTGAGAAGAAAACAATATCACCTGCCTTTGGTGTATAGTTGCCACCATAGGATCTTGCTTTCTTGAACTGATTCTTTTTCTTGAACCAATTCATACCCACATCACACGACGCATAATATGGCACGATGGTCTTTGCAACCCCGGATGTATACATCACCCATGTCACAAAGATTGCGCACCATGCAACATTCATACCAAACCCCGCACCAGTAAGTGTATTGTAAACCTTAATATACTTGTCATCCCCAGTAGGTTCACAAGTACCAATTTCTGCCTGTGCAATGCTGATTGCCTTTTCAATAACCGTCATTATTCTTCACCATTCCTTTCAAAATATTTCAGTAACTTGTCATAGCCAAACATGGCTGCATATGCCACCATAAAACCGACTACGATAAAAGCTACAATAATGTACCAAGTGATAAGCATTTCCTTAATCTGCCAGTAGGCAAGGAAAACTGCCACAGTCAGGATTTCAGAAAGCAACAGTACAAATACATTTATACACTTGGAAGTGCTGCACCAGTTAAAAGACTTTTTCACAACTTCTGTAATGATGTTCACAAATGCCGTCAGGGCTGCCACAATAAGAAGTACCTGACTGATAATCGTTGCATAATCCATAATTTTTTTCACCTATTCCTTTCATTCGTCACCATCCGGAGCAATAAGTGCATCCGCACTCACTCCGACATTTTCTATCATTGTTTGTTTAGTCTGTTCAGTTTTTTCACTAAGCTTTGAACACGTTATTTTTAACACATTTTCAAGTCCGGCTTTAATGAAGTACCCAAATACGCAAGTCTTTAGAATATCACTTGATTGTTCAATGAATGTTCCAAGATAGGTAAAATCAAAGAACCGCCACATTGCAATACACGCATAACCAAACATGACTACATATAGGGCAGAACAAATCAACACCAGTTTCTTTGAAAACTCCCACACCCATGACAGGGTATTTTGATTTTCCTTCTTCTTGGCTTTCGGTTCCCGTATCTGTTTTTTATGCCTGATTTCCGCAATATGGTCTTTGTGTTCCAGTTCTTTAATTTCTTTTTCCGTCATTCTCCATCACCGCCCTGTAACCTGTTGATTGCCTTCCATGCGGACTTCAGGCTTTCATCCATTCTGATAATCTGTTCAGAATTGTGCTTGACATCTCCCTTGACCCCTTTCATGTCATTTTTGATTTCTGCTGTGTCACTGCTAATGCTTTCCAGTTTGATAATAACAGTGGTCATTTCAGATGCTTCTTTTTTGTCATCCGCTGTCTTATTTCGCCGGATGCCGATTACAGTACCCGCCACACCAAAAGCAGCTGAAACAATGGAAATAAGCAATGCAATTTCAATACTCATGATTTTCACCTTCTTTCTGCACAAAAAATAACCCCTTGTGACCTCATAATAGTCATATAGGGGTTATTTTTGTGCGGTTAATAATTACTTTTCTGTGTTCCTTACTGTATTACCTGATTGGCTTCATCCTGCATTCCCCCTTTCTGACCAGCACGCCTGAGCTGCTTTATATCCTCTTTCAGTTGGGCTATCTCCTCCTGCTGGAGCTGCACCATCCTGATAAGCTGAGGTACAAATTTGCTGTAATCCAGTCCCTCTATTTCACCGTCAGCATTACGATATACAGGATATTCTTCAATATCTGCTACTTCCTCAGCAATCAGTCCAAGACAGTCCGTGCCATCTGTCTCATTTATATAGTCATACGTTACAACCCTGTATCTAAGGAGTTCCTGTGCCCGTTCATTGGTTATATCAATGATATTTTTCTTGTAGCGTCTGGATGATTGTGTGTTAAATGCAGATGCCCATATGACATTATGACTTCCTCCACCCCTTTTAAGGCAGTGTATGGTTCCATCTGTTTCCAAGTCAATGTTTCCCCCGACGTTGCTGCGGAGCACGACACTTGTAGAACTATTACCGTTGGCAAATAAGCTGGCTCTGTTTGTACCATTATAGACAAGGTCCAGCCATGCACCCGTGTCTGATATTCCCATTATACTTGCAGCAACATTTCCGTTGATCGGCAGATAATCGTTATGGCTGTGACTACTATTGGCTTTACCATTTAACTTGCTGTTTACTTCCGATTCTGTGTAATACCGGTCATCATGTGTATGACCGGTTACCGCAAACTGATTTTTGTTTGCAGTCTGCAAAGTGTTGCCGTTCCATACTGCCAGCCATGTATAGTTATTATAATTCAATTCGCTTGCCGAATAATTAAAGCTGAGCTGTCTGCCGTCGCCCGCATCTTTGACCCGGCTGGCAAGAGCTACACTTTTGTTGGCATCAGCCGTGTTATTTACATTTCCAAGCCCTATATTGGCAGGGGTGATATTTACATTCCCTGTCCTGTAAGAGCCCTCAGCGTTTCCCTTTATGCCTGTTACAGTATTTTTCTGCGCCCCGGTCTCAATGCCAGACAGCTTGTTTTTCTCTCCGGTCGTAAATGCTGCGGTTATTGCATCAAGCGTTGCCTTATTGCCATGTGCGTGTTTCTTGCTGTTCGCATCATTCCAGTTCGTGCGCTCGGCCGCTGTTATATGTATTACTTTGTCTGCAAGGTGGGCTATCAGGCTGCTGACAGCCTTTGCGGTTTTTCCCAAAATGCCTGACAATGGTTCATCTTTTGATATGGATTCTAATTTCCCGCTTTCCTCAAAATCAACTATAAGATCAGAGGCATCACCACCATCTTTTGACACTTTTGTATCGTGCAGGGATTTGATTTCTTTTTCAAAATCGTCATATGCCACATACAGAATGTTTGAAGCAGATACCGTTATTTCCGCAACATCCGAGACAGTCAGAAGCAGACGCATCCTTTTTTTAGTATTTTCTACTCCTGTACTGTTTACAACATACTGTGCATCATCACCGCAGTTATCGTAGACATACAATATATCACCTTCATCCGTTGTGACAATGACGCCGATTTCCCTGAAATAATAATCATAATCTACTTTGGGGAAATCCGCTGTAATAGTGCAGCCGTCAACCGTCATGTCAATTTTTAAATCCGTAATCTCATACAACTGGTTTACCAGTCCTTTGAGCGTACGGAAATTCTGTGGAGTTGCACCGTCTCCCACAACTATGGATTTAATGTTCATTTTATTGGAAACCTGCGCCTTATTAAGTGCATTCTGTCCTTCGACGGTCAAAGCCAGTCCTGTCCATGCCATTTTTATCACCTTACCTTTGTCTAAGTTCTATAATATCTGCCTGCTCCATGACAGCGCCAAAATATATATTCAGTTCGCTTGTCACACTCTCATAAATGATGTCGGCAGGTATATTTACCGGCACCATCACATTTAACAGATGTTTTACTTCTTCTGCCTGACTGTCATCAGGCGAATATATTGTTACGGTCATCATATATGTGTTGTGAAAATCAGCGTATATATCAAAATTATGCTGTTTTCCCAAACATTCTGTTAATTTTAAGGCTAACATTCTTATAGTATACGGGGTGCTGTTAAACCAGCGGTTCCGTACCCGCATTCTTCGTACTTCCAGAGTGTCGCCGACATCCGGATAAATGCCAAGCAGTTTTTCAAATCTTGAAATGCCATATTCATCAGCGGTTGAAATAAACCGGTTATATAAAATCCGGTCCGCCGCACTCCACATAACATGAAATTCAGGATTTTCCGCTTCCAGAGCTGCAACCGGTTCTTCAAATTCTTTCATAAATTCAGGCAGGTATGAAGCAAGATCAACTTCCCTTATCATGCAGACACACCCCCTAATACCGGAATTTCATATTCCCCAAGTGTCAGGTTGCCTGCAGCGCCATTCAGTTCTGTGTCTGTTATATCCGCCACCCCTTTGACTGCAAGTATCCGTGATTCAATCTGACTGATACGGATAACGGTCCGTGAAGTATCTGCCCATTTCTGTCTCAGTTCCTGCAAATAGCCGCTTACTGTCTGATTGATCACGCTTTGCAGATTTGACCAGCCATATCCTTCTTCAAAAGTAATGGCTGTATTTACTGTCACATTTACCGGGAACGCGCTTTTTACCATGACAACATGACCAATGGGCGCAGCACCATATCCTTCCCCGGCATTTTGTTCCGGGTCAAGTTCTGTCTGTATCTTATCCAGCAGAACCGTGCTAGTTTCCCCATAATCAAGGGAATTTACTACCGTAATTAAAACAGTACCGCCAACCGTCAGTTTCTTCTCATATGAAGCCATATAAACGGCTGAAAGCCATGCTGCAACTTCCGCATCCAGCGTGCCGATCACTGATCCGTACCATGACCGGACCGCTGCACCCGGAATCATATCAGACGGACGAATGTCACCGTTCCAGACACGTGTGACTTTTACGCCGCCAACGCCTTCAATGCTCCGGACCTTTGCTAGATAGTCTGCCTGGTTGCCGCCAAAGGTCTGTTCATTGAAGCTGTCAAAATACCTTTGCCTGAAAACCTCTGTATCTTCTTCATCTTCACCGGGAATAAGCACTTCTGTCAGGGCCGCGGTTTCCAGTCCCGGTATATAGTCCATAGGTATCATCTGGCCTAAATACCGGTTGCCGGTTTCCCCGGTGCTTTCACACTGCACCCTGTAATATGACTTGTCCGGATCACAGGTCCTGATTTCGTCTGTATTCATTTTCTGCTGCACAACATAATTCACATCACCTATATTAAACCTCTGCCCGGTCAGTTCAATTCCGGCAGGTGTGAACTCACCCCTGAGAATGGCATGGGTTGCCGGCTCAGGTGCCAGTCCCCTGTCTTTAGCGAGCAGTATCAGGAATTCCCTTGCAGCGGTATCGCCATATGAATTTTTTATCAGGTATTCCAGTTCTATGTATAAGATTTGAAGTTCAGCAGCCGTTGCGCTGTGTGTGTCATAAATTACCGAGCTGGGCCTTTTATCCAGTCTGTCAGATACCCGGTCCAGCATACGTTCAAGTATCACATCATAAGTTGTTTCTTCATACATTTTTAGATATTCACCCCTTTATCCGCTCTGATTGCACCGTAAACCGTGTGCACCGTGAATGCAGCATGAACAACACCTTTAACTGTAAGATCAAATTCAAAGTCTGTCACACTTGTTATTCTCGTATCAACAAGTAATGCTTCCGTGATTCTGCGCTCCAGCTCCGGACATACATACGTGACCGGCTCCCCATACAGGTCAAGGGTTTCAATACCATAATACCAGGGATAAATGATGTACTGATACCGTTCAGTATTAAGGATCCTGAACACTGTCTGCTTCATTGCTTCCAGTCCGTCACAGAATCCCCGGATGGAATTATCACCCAGATCCATTTTATGGGCTTTTGCCGGCTGTTCTTCAATTTCAAAATCCTGTTGCAGAAAACCACTTGTTGATGGTATCACTTTGAACCGCCCCCTATCCTGTCAATGACTATATATTTCTGCCCTTCCTGCTGTCTTATCAGGATGACTTCTTCACCCTTTTCCAGTGCGTTGTGTATAGTCATCTGCTTTGTTCCTTCAATATCATGTGTGTGCTTTTTATCCTGTGTTTCCGTATATGCAGAAGTGATTTTGTCCCCGCTGTCATCAGTGATGTTCTTCAACTGGTGCCTGTGGATCTGATCTTCCTTTTCTGTCATCCATTGGACTGTGACCATTGTGGTATATTCCGTCACATTCCGGCAAAGGACAAGCTGTTTTTCTCCCAGAATCATCTTCTGTTCCACATTGATTGTCAGGGGGGATGTGCTTTCCACTGTACCAAAGCATACATTTACAGGCTTGCTTGATTCCACAGCCTCCAATGCAGCTTTTTTTATTGCTGTTGTCAGTTCAGAAAAATCAGGCAACAAATTCACCTCCTCTTAAAGTCAGATCCATCCAGTGTTCATTTTCCCTGTAGGTGTGTCTGCATTTCTCCACAAGCATGAAGTTTTTCAGCTTCACATCTCCCAGATCAAGGTTTACCAGTACCATCGAACCCGCCCTGACCCTGTTATCACCAAGAGCATTTGTAATTTTCAGTTTGCGGGTCTTTTTATTGTAAAGGGATAACAGGGCATCCGCTTTTGACTGGCCGTTTTCACCTTTTGACAGTGTATCAAAATATTGCAGAATGCCCCATTTATTGATGTTGGAAGAGTCCTGTGCAATGTAAATTTCCCTTTTCCCTGTTTTTTCATTGTCATAGGCCAGTTTTATCCTGTTATATGTTGAATCATCTATACTTGAAACATAGTCATAGTTCTGCCCGGTTTCTTCGTCTATGCAGAGATACCCGGACTGATTGTCACCAACATACATATCGCCCATGAATTTCAATGTTAATTTTCCGAAATCATCATAAAGAACATACATATTCCCCAGATTGGTCAGTTCCAGATCAAGGGCATTTTCTATCATTTCAAACAGTGAAGTGTTTTCTTCAACCCTTGATTCAATCCTGTAATTTGTCGGTGATAATGTGCCGACATTCAGTGAATAGTCTGATGCTATGCTCTGAACAATTCCGGCTGCCGTTGTATTCTCAAACACCTTTGTATCTTTATTGTTCAGATACCGCAACTGGTCATAGGCAGTGACAGTGATAATTTCCTTTTCCTTTGTCCTCTGCTGTTTGAACACAAATCCAAAGAACACATTTTCATCATTTTCACGCATCCTGACCGCACTGCCTTCTGAAAAGTCAAGAATGTCATCCTTCAGGACTTTGAAGGTCAGCCTGCCGGGGGTGCTTCTTCTTTCCGTTGACCATTCAATTCCTTCCTGAACTGCGGGAAGATATGCCTTTGTTCCTGATTCATCTGCAATCAAAAGTTCAACATTCACTTCTTCACACCCTTTCTGTTATATTCCCGGGATAGTTAAGACCTGCCCCGGATAAATCAGGTTGGGGTTGCCGCCAATGACACCCTTATTTGCATTGTATATGACTGTGTACTTTGAACCACTCCCATAAAATTTTTTGGCAATGTTCCAGAGGCAGTCACCTTTCACTACTGTGTAAGTCTGTGATGCAGCGGGTGCGAGGGAATTGCGGGTTTCCCGCACCGGTTCAGGTGCAGCTTTTGGTTTTTCCGCCGTGATTGTCACCTTAACCTGTTTTGTCCCATAGTCCCGCCACTGTTTCAACCTGATTTTTACTTTTATGTCAAACCCTTCCCCGGCATCCTCTGTCAGTTTGTAATCTTCCATGGATACCCTGACATTAGTGTTGAACAGGCTTTTTCCATCCGGCTTCCTCCTGCATACAATGAACTGGAAAGGTTTTTTACCGGTTTTCAGATTTTCAAAGTAATCCAGAAAGTAGGCTGCTGTCCTGAACCCTGATGAATTGGTATATACTGCATAAGGCTGTTTTACCTGTGGTATCTCACATTCAAATTCAATGTCTGTCAGTCCCGCCATTTTCAGGATGTTTATTTCCCCTTCATTGATCAGGTTCACCGTTTTGTTCTGGTTACTGATGCCGATAGTCAGTTTTTCAGGGGTGACAGGTAAAAGACACCTGTCTAAATAAAAATCATATCCGCCTTTTGCCATTTAATCATGCACTCCTTCCGCCATAGTTTCTATTGCTTCGTTCACCCCATCTGTCAGGCCGGACACAACCCCATCCAGATCCATTCCATTACTGATGGTGTTGTTATTGGTCATGTCAATTTTTATTTCTGCGGTTGTGAATCTGTTTACCGCTTCCTG